GGTGTGGGGTCAGTGATTGTTGAGGCTATGTTAATTTCATCGGCGGGGGACGGCGAGTCCACCCGAAACAGACCACTCTCTTCTGCGAACGCAATCACAGCGGGGTCGTCCGAAACATTTACAGTTATACCATCGCGGGTTCTAAAAATGGCCATTATCCACCTCGGCCTGTAAGACTACCTAGTAATCGAGAGAGGACGTTCCCCTCTGCCCCCGGTCTAGGCGAACCGGGTGGCACGTTTGGCCCCGCTTGAGGAGTGGGCGTCGGTGGAACTCCACCGTCCTGTTGAGGGCTAGAGAGAATCCGAGGGTCTAACTCTCCAGCCTTAGGTGCGCCGCCGGAAGGAGTGGGTGCTCCACCCGTTTGCTGTAGCATGTCGCGGAGCATCGTTTGAAGCACCCCGAACCAAATGGCGGCTATATTGGGTTCATCACGCCGTTCTGCGGCGATCATCATACTGTAGGCTTGTGCTAGTGGATGGCTGGACTCAGCGAATTGCGCCTTTAGAGCATCAATCGTTGCATCCACATCATCCACTTCCAGAATGTCTTCCAGAATTTGGGGCAGAGCCATGAAGGATTGGGCACGCTCGGCGAGAGCGAACTTCTCCGCATCATTCTGTGGGATGTCGGCAGTTAGCTTATGGACTATCGGGGGCAGGCCATCAACATCTTCGCGTTCGAACTTCTCCTTGAAGAACTTCGCCTGTCCGTCAAATCCCTGCACTTCGAAGGTCTCGAATCGGCGGGAGACGTACTGTTTGATTAGCATGTTAGCGATCTGGTTGAAAGCACGTTCGATAGCACGGGCGAAGGGATGAAGGGTTGTCCGCATCGTGGTGTTGAGGCTATTAATGGCGAAGCCGGACAACTGGAAAGCCAGTTCTCCGTAGACTGAGTATGGGAGGGAGCCACGTTGGCTTTCTCCCGACACCACCGCGAGCATCTGCTCGACAGTCTTCGTCACTTCGGGAATTTGCACCATCTCCAATTGATCCGTGGTGTCCGCCTTATGGACGTTCCCCGGCTCGTTGGGTGTGGCTTCTAATTCTCCCGTTCCGCCTTGCGTCTTGAACATCCAGGCGGGGTCTCGAGACTTATTCAGTAACTCGAGATAGATGGAAAGGATTTCGTTCTTATGCTTGTAGACTTCGCGGTTCGAATGGTAGATGGACTCACCAAAGAGTCCCCATTCCGCGCCGTCGTTGTGCACAATGAAGGGAGCTAGGCCTACCATACCGAGTGCAATCGGGACTTGATCGGTCATGCCGTGTTCAGTGGGCTTCTTGAGCGTCTTCTGCCCAGTCACGACTGTATTGTGGCTTTGGGTGTAGTAGTCGTAAACTGCTACGGTATGGGTGGCGTCCTCTATTTCTAGATCAACCCCCCACTCGGCTAATACTTCGTCGCTCGTCATCCAGGTCTTATTGCAGACCCACTCGACACCAGTCGGCCCCATCCCCCAATACACATTGCGGGGGTCGAATGGCGTGATGTCTACCTCGGTACGGAGTTCACCGTCCGGCATCTCCACGTTAATCAGCATAGCCCGAACAGCGTACCAGCCGCGAATGGGGACGTACCAGGATAGTTGTGGGAGGAGTTCTGGCTTCAACCGGGCGATTAATTTCTCATCCCCGGCAGCGAACATACCGCGTGTCAGCCTCTCCTTGTTGTCGTACTGCTCTCGTTCGGCCCTTGTAGCCAGTAGGTGAGGAACGCGAGGCGGGACTTCCGCCGTGGAGAGGAGAGAGGTCATCTTCTCAGCGTAGGTGGCCGGCTCATTGGAAGTGTAGCTGGCATATTCAGTCGTCTCGTCGTCATTAGCCTCGAACGGACGGCCCCACCACAGGTCGAAATCTTCGTCCTGCCGTTTTCTCAACCCATCAGTAATATCCGCGTGTCGTTCAACACGGGCAACAATCTCTTCGGGGCTGAGTTTCTGTTTCTTGATTTTACGTGCGTCGAGTACGCCGTTTCTTGCCACTGTTGAACCTCTGTACCTTTCTTACTTGGGTGCCGCCAACCCCAACGTGACCAAAGCGGTCAATTAAGCCGTAAATCACCGCTTTACAGCAGTCATTATACTTATCAACGGGTTTTGTCCCTTCAGTTTCCCCGTTTTGCCCCATCTTCCACGAATAAACGTGCTTCATGTTGTCAATTGGGTTCAAACAGTACCCCAATTCACTAAGGAAGCCAGGACATTTGGTAGAAATAACCATTTTTGGTCGGCGGGTGACAGGATTTACCTTTAAAAAGGCTTTCATCCTGGCCGTCCCATCATTAACATCCTTCACCTGATGGGAATTTAGGGTGACATGGGCGATCTTACTCCACGTCTCCGCGATAGGGGCACGTCCATGACGTTGGGTGGCATATTTATCAACCGCATGTTGTCCATTTGCCACATCTTTCCACCAGGGACGGGCCATACACATGTCGATTATTTCTTCGTCGATCAAATCCTGCGTGTAGACTTCATCCACAATGCGGACTTCCACCTCATCCGTCCCCTCACCATAGACTTGGGCCACCATTACGGCCCCACTCCGACGGGTGCCAGGGTCTATCCATAGATTAACCGGATATCCAGCTTCGTAGGCTACATCCTGAATATGTAATTCGGGCCGGAACTCCTTAAATACCAATCCCGCAGGAGGGCAAGGAACTCCCTCGACACGCTCCTTAAAGAAGTCAGGGTCAAATTCTTTCTCCCATCGCATGATTTCGGGGTCATTGCGTCCCCCCTTGAATAAGTAGGTGTTGCTGTAGGAGGGGAGTTCATATGCGGCTGTGGTCGCATCCCCGTCCCACTTCCATTGGTCGTGAAGGGAGGGATACCAACCGAGGGAACCTTCCATGGTTCCTGCCATGAATACCCACGCCTTACGCGGCCCACACCGTTCTTGCACCCTCCAGTATGCTTCTAGGCTGATCTGACTAGCCTCGCACACTACTATCCCCATCGGGGATTCCTGCGATAGGGTGGTAATATCGGCGGCACTCTTCGTCCGCACGATTGCGATTATGGGGGATTTGGGATCGGGTGTGGCCCGAATCTTCATCGTCCCTGGGTTAACGTTCGGGCTTGCATAGTCGAGCAGTCCCATCGCCTCTATATGTTGTCGGAGGTAGTTGAACTCCTGACTGGTTCGGCCATAGTCAGCGGCTACGAACCAGTAGATCAGGGGCGTCCCCCAACCTTCTTCTTTCGCCCGCATGTAGTCCGCCGGAAGGCGCATTGGTATCTGCACCCCTGCGAGCACCGATTTGCCGGACTGGATTCCCCCTGTAATGAGTTGAAAGCGTATGTCATCCCGCAACACAGTCTCCTGTGCGCCGGTTGGGTCATACCCCAATAACTCAAACAATACTTGTTGTCGGGGGGAAAGGCTACTCTCCATCACCAAAACCTAGTGGGTCGTCAGCGGTTCGAAGCTCATCGGCTATAACGCGTGCCGCCTTTTTGATTTTTGGTTTATCACTAATTTCATTCAGCTTATCCCAGACGGATGGTTCGTTCGGGTTGAAGTCCGTAGGACGATCACCATACTTATCGCGCATCAAGCCTTTTAGGGCGAAAATTATTAGAACGTGGTGGCATTTCGGGTCGTTGAAGATGCGCTTAAACATAACGTCTTCAACCGACTCAGCGAAGTCCGCTCTCCCGTCCTCAAATTCCTGCTTGTACTCGGGGTCACTGGCGAGCCAGTCGTAATGCGTGCGCCGGCCAATCTTCGTCTTCTCGGACGCACCCTTAATACTCCCCGTCTTCTTAAACGCCTTGATGAATAAGGCCTTCCGTTCGTCTCTAGTCGGCATCTTCGTCCATCTCTTTCTTTCTCGCCACGGCACACAGCATACTACAACAGATCGTGTCGCCGAACTCCATCGCCTCGAACACGTTCTCCGTCACGACATACAGGCCGGTCTCCCACCCACACTCATTGCAATAAATCTCAATTATTTCAATCTCATCATTCATTTCAAGTTTTTCACCTAAAATTTACAGTACCGTAC